GAACACATAATCGCCGAGCACGAGCAGGGGCAGCATCACACCACCCCATCATGCAGCGCGCCGCTGACCGCGCGCGATGACCCGCCGCCGCCCGCCCCGCTCGCGGCGGCGCTCTTCACGGCTTGGGCGACCTTCTGCGCTTCGGCGATCGCTTGCGCGCCGCCGGCACGGATGCCGGCGGCGAGCCCCGCCATCATCGACAGGCCCGCCCCGTTCAGGTCCGCACCCGCGAACGCGCTTTTCACGCCGTCGCCCACCTCGCCGGCGGCGGCGGTCACGCCAGCACCGCCCGTGCGGATGCCGGCGGCGAGCCGCTCCATCAGCGGGACGCCGGCGTCCCCGAAATCGATTTCCATCCTGGCTTTCATGTCGCGGACATAGTCGGCGGCCGCCTGGCCTTGCTTGTTCTGGCCGGCGGAGCCGACGCCGAAGGCATTGAGCCCCGACATGGTTGGCCCGTGCGGCGGCGACGTCTTCGGCGCGCCGCCGGGCCCGAAGCCGAAGCGGCTCGCGGCGATCGCCTCGGGCGCGCTCTTGCGGGCGATTTGCCCATGCAGCTGATCGCCATCGGCGCGGAAGCCCGCGCGGTCCGCCGCATTGCCCGCGCCGGCCGTCAGACTGTCGATCACGGCGAGCCTTTGGCGCAGCGCCTCGATCTCGCTGCGGGCCTGGGCGGCGGCCGAGAAGCCGCGCCGGGCGCGGGTCTCATCGGCGTCGCTGCGATCCATCAGCGGGGTTTCGCGCACCTGTTCGGCGTCTCCGAGCGCGCGTCGCCGGCCGCGCAGGCTTTCAAGCTTGCGGCGATCGCCCAGCGTCGCGCTGTCGCGGCCCGAGGGGTCGCGGATCGCGAGCCCCTTCGCGAGATCATCGATCTCCTGATCGAGCTTGGCGCGCGCGAGATTGCGCAGGCGCATGGCCTGCCGCTCGCCGCTCCCGTCATCGCCGCGGTCCGTGCGGCTGGCGAGCGCATCGAGCTCGGCCCGCTTGGCGGCGATCTGGCGGTTGATGCCGGGCACGGCGATGGTCTCCCGCCCGATCGTGCCGCGCGGGATGGCGTCGCGACGGCTTTCGAGCGCCTTGATCTGCGCCTCGATCGCCGCGCGCCGCTCGGCCACGCGCGGGCCGGCATCCTCGCCCTGTTGGCTCTCGCGGCGCAGGCTCGCGCGGGTCTCGGCCTCGCGGCGGGTCGCCTCAGCGTCCCTCTGCTCCTTCGCCGCCACCTCGACTTCGGTCCGAAAGACGGCATCGTCCGCCATCTTGCGGCGTTGCTCAGGCGTGAGCGGCTGGCCTTCGGCCACCTGCTTGGCGGTCGCGGCCACCTCCTGCTTGTCTTCGGCCCGCTTGTCGAGCGCGTCGAGGCCTGCAATCAGCCGTTCGATCGCCGCATTGATGCCGGGCAGCGCCCAACGCCCCAGCCTGTCCCCGACCTCGGACGACAGCGCCTTGAGCCGCTCCAGATGGTTCGCCGTGGTCGCAAGCTCGATGTTGAGGCCCTTGTCGAGAGAGCCGCGCCATTTGCCCGAGCCGATATAGGCGAGGTTCTTGCGGATTTCCGGAATGGCCTGCCCGGCCCGCGCTACCTCGTCCCACCATTCCTGACCGAAGATCTTCACGGCCGCCTTGGCCTTGTCGCCCGATGTCTCGAGACGCTCCAGCACATCGATCATGTTGCGGGTCGCGTTTGTCTTCATGCCCTCCTCGACCTCCTTGGCGCTGAGGCCGAGCATTTTCAGCCCTTCGGCCACACGCTTGGGCTTGTCGCTGGCGATGCGCAGGGTGGAGGCGAAGGCGTTGAACCCGCGCGAGGCGCTTTCCTCGTTGATGCCGATGGCTTTCAGCGCGGTCAGGAAGGCGAGCGACGCGTCGAAGTCGACGCCGGCGGCCTTCGCGGCCGCACCGGCGCGCTGGAACATCTCGACGATCTGGCCTTCTTTCGCGGCGCTGGTGTCGCCGAGCCCATTGACCTTGTCGGCGAGCTCCTCGATCTGGTCGAGTGTCATGCCGGTGCCGGCCTTGATCTCGGCCAGCTTCTGGCTGGCCTGGCGCGCCGGCATGTCCCAGGCGATCGCCGCCTTCGCCGTCAGCTTGGTCCAGCGCTCGAGTTCGGCGAAGGGCACGCCGGCCGCGCCGGCTTCCGCCACCAGCCCCGCAACCTGCTCGCGCGCCAGACCGATTTCGATGGCGGTCCGGCGGATCATCCGCTCCAGACCGGTCAGGCTTTCGCCCTCCGGCACATCGACCTTCTTCTGCACATCGGCCATCGCTTTTTCGAAGCTGACCGATTGCCCGACCGTGCCGCGCACGCCGCCATAGACGCCCCCGGCCGCGACGAGCCCGCCCATCAGGCGCGCCCCGCCTGCGGCCACGAGCCCGCCTGCCGCGCCAGCCGCCGGGGCCTGCACACCTGCGCCTGCCTGGGCCCCCGGCTTCTTGCGCCCCGTGAGCGCCACTGCGCCGAAACCGGCGCTGCTTTTGCCGGTTTCGCGCAGCTCGCGGCGCACCTGTTGCAGCTCGCGTCGCGCCCGCTCGCTTTGTCGCCTGAGCCGGTCGAGCCCGGCGGCCGCACGGTCCGCGCCACTCTCCTGCCCGAGCCGCCTGGTCTCACGGTTGAGGCCCTTGACCTCGCGCTCCGCCTGGTCGGCCGCGCGCCCGGCGCGCGCCAGCGTCTGCGCCAGACCCTGCCCGGCGCGCTGGCCATCGAGCGCGCGGGCCTCCCGGCCTGCTTCGCGCAGCTGGCGCTCCGCCTGGTCGGCCGCGCGCCCGGCGCGCGTCAGCGAGGCTGCAAGACCTTGCCCGGCGCGCTGGCCATCGAGCGCGCGGGCCTCACGGCCAGCTTCGCGCAGCTGGCGTTCGGTGGCGTCGGCCGCGCGCCCGGCCCGCGCCAGCGTCTGCGCCAACCCCTGCCCGGCGCGCTGGCCGTCGATCTGGCGCGCGGCGTCCTTCAGGCCCTTGAGCTCACGCTTCGCCGCCTGCGCGCCAGGCGCCATGCGGTTCACGAGGTCGAGGATGAGGCTGACCTTCATGGACATGGGCGTCTCCCTCAGGCCTCTGCGCCGTAAAGGCGCGCGGCCTCGTCATGCCACAGGAAGAGCCGGTCGAGCGGCCAGCCCATCACCTGGTCAATCGGCGTGTGCAGCACATGGGCGACGGTCGCGGCGAGCGCGGGGATCGCGCGGAGCCCGCGCCTCAGCCCGGGCCGGCCTCGGCGGCGGCGCTCATCGTTTCGGTCGCGGCGATGTCGCGGGGCAAGAAAGGGCGGCAGGCTTCGGCCACCCGCTCCCCGTCATCAGCCGACAAGGCGAGCAGCACCGCCGGATGCACGCCGCACATTCTGGCGCGGACCCTGAGGCTGAGATCGTGGGCCGGTTCATCCTCCATCAGGAGGTCGACCATGTCCCCCACCGTGAGGCGGCTGATCGCGAGCGTGGTGAGCGGCGCATCATCGACCGTGATGGCATGCTCCAGCGCGACCGACGCGCCCCACGCCGCCGGGCTGAGACGGCCAATGCGTGGCGCGCCAGCGACCACAGCGGCCCCGCCCACCGTTGCTTCGCCCAAGGGCGAGGCGGCGGGCGGCGGACCGTTGAAGGTCGGCATACCCGGCGGCGGCGTGATCGGCGCGAGGTCGGGATCGGGCGGAAAGCGGCTCATCCGACGATGCCGAGCATCTGGTTGAACCGCGTGCGCTGCCCGCCGATCGACTGCCAGCCGCCGAGCTTGACGTTCCAGCGGCACATTTCCTCGGTGCGCACGACGAGATTGTATTTCGAGATCGAACGCAGCTCGAAGTCCGTGCCCATCGGGCCTGTGGTGAACTCGCCGATTTCGGCGTTGAGCCGGCCATAGGCCGTCGCGGTGACCTGGATTTCGCGCTCGGCCGCGCCCTCGGCGTATTCGTTCACGAGCACGCCAAAAATCGTGACCTTGAGCCGCTCGCCCATGGGCAGCTGGGTCAGCGGCAGAATGTCGGGCTGCATGCCCTTGAGGTCGAAGCCGAGCATGCAGGCCTCGGCCCCGGTGCGCATCTCCATCGAGCCGTTGACGCCGGCGAGCTGCACGTCGTCATAGGTTTCCTTGTTGACCGGCAGCTTGGCCTTGCCGAGCGCAAGGTGGCAGTTGCGCGACTGGTCGGCCTGGTACTCGACGTAGGCGTTGTGGCCCTGGATCAGCAGGAGCGGGATCGTGGTCATCGGGGCCTCTCCGGTCAGGCGGCCTGCCGCTCAAGCGACTGCAGGATGCCGTCGGCGAGCGTGGCGTAGTAGGTCAGGTTGCGGCCTGCGAGGAACTGCAGGTCTTCGAGCGGGGCGGCAGGCTCCCGGTCGAACGAGATCTTGAGGATGCCCGAGGCCAGCGCCTCGTTGCTGTTCAGCGGCCTCTCGAACCACACCCGGCCGCCGAGGATGGCCCCATTGGCCACCAGCTCATCCAGGAAGCTGTCGAGCGACTGGACGATCGCCGTGCCGAGCGGCACGCTCTGGGTCTTGTCGATCGCCCACATGAAATTGTTGACGACGGCCTCGTCGACCATGTCGAGCACGCGGACGACGTTGACGAACGCCTCGAGCGGGTCCTGGGCGCAGGTGCGGTTGCCCCACAGGATGTGGCCGCGCCGGAGGGTTGTGATCTGGCGCTGGTTGAGCCAGTTCGCCTCGCTGTCCGTCTGGCCGTTGTAGTAGGCGATCGGCCGCGAGGGGCCGGTGATGCCGCCCATCGTCTGGTTGGAGGGGCTCGCCCAGGGGCCGCCCAGCTCCTTGTCGCGCTTGACGAAAAGCCCCGCGACCCGGCCGGAGGCCGCCTCGACGATGCTCTGGCCACCGCGGAAGACCGTCACCGCCGGGTGGAAGAGATAGGCGCGCTTGTCGTCCGGAAAATCGTTGCGGTAGATTTCGGCCGCTTCCTTCGTGCCGGACGGCGTTTCGCCGATGTAGATCGAGCGCAGTCGGTCCGCCACGCCCTTCATCTCCGCCATGACAGGGTTCTTGGCGTTGGCGATGCGCTGGCTGGTGTAGCCCGCGCAGAACAGGATTTTCGGCGGCGTTGAAGACTGCTTGAAGGCGTGCACGCCGCTGAAGTCGGACCCCGACCCGACGATGTTGGCCATCGTCGCCTCGATCTGTGCTTGCCCCGTGCCACCGCCCAGCGGCACCCGCACGATATCGATCTCGGCGTCGATGCCCTGATCGATGATCGCGTCGATGGTCGCGTCGACATTGCCGCCGGTGCCGAGCTTGGTCAGCGCGGCGGCGTCATTGGTGAAGATCGTCTTGGCGACATCCTCTGGATAGAAGGCCTGGTCGGCATTGGGCGCGATGACCACCGCGCCGAGCTTGGAATAATCACCGACCGCGATGGGCCGCGTGGTCTCGCCGCGCTGGAAGACGCGGACGCCATGGAAGAAATCGGTGACCGGCATGGAGCGGGACCCTCGGCAGCATGGGAATGGGCTGCAGGAGGTCTAGCCGGAGGGGGGAGAGTGCCGGACCGTGACGCGCGTCACGGGAAGGGCCGTGCGGCGGGCCCAGATGGACACTGCCTAGCTAGCAGGCGCGCCGCCCGCCACGCAAGCGCGCCATTGGCCTGTTGATCGCGTGGATCAGCGCACGATGGGTCGTTCGGGCGACAGCGAATCATGCCACCGATCGTGCGCGGGCGCTGGGCCCGCGTTGAGCGGAGGTGCCCATAGACATGTTCCAGTCAAAACCGATTTCTGAGGTGAACTGGTCGGATATTGAGAGGTTGCAGGCGAATGCGGTCGCTGAAGGGCAGACGCTGGAATTCAAGAGTGGCC